ACGAACATCCATGGTGCTAGACCGAGTGGTGTTGGTCGATCAAACCAGTATGCGCCTGACCAAGTATGGTATCAAGCATGGTGTATTTCAGGCTGACCATTGGATGTTTGACCGCCACAACCGCATTCAGGTATGTTCTGCCCAAACCCTAGAACGCAGATCCGACTTTCCAGAGGTCGATCTAATGATCGTGGACGAGTGCCATATCGCTAGGAAGCAGACATCTGACTTCATTCTGAGCAATCCCCACATCAAAGTTATAGGGCTCACCGCAACCCCCTTTACCAAGGGGTTAGGGGATCTCTATACCAATGTGGTGTGTGGCGCAACCACCGAAGACCTAGTCAATAAGAAGTGGCTGACCCCTTTGAAAGTCTATATCGCCAAGGAAATAGACATGACTGGGGTGAAGAAGGTTGCTGGTGAGTGGTCGGCAGATCAAGTAACAGAACGAGGAATGCGTATTACTGGCGATATTGTGGATGAATGGATCAAAAAGACCCATGAAATCTATGGCAAACCCATGAAGACCATTGTGTTTTGTTCAGGCGTAGCCCATGGCGCTGACCTTGTAGAGCAGTTTGCCATCAAAGGATACAACTTTGTCTCGATATCCTACAAGGATAATGACGATTTTAAAAAGGCAGCGATTGAGGATTTTGCCAAGCCCGATACCCAGATCAACGGGCTGATCGCCACCGACATCCTGACCCGTGGCTTTGATGTATCAGATGTAATGATCGGAGTTTCTGCCCGACCCTTTTCCAAATCCCTGTCATCCCACATCCAGCAGATGGGGCGTGTAATGCGAACTCACGAAGGTAAGGAGTTTGCCTTATGGCTTGATCATTCGGGCAACTACATTCGTTTTCGAGAAGATTGGGATGAAATATACGAGGATGGGGTGCGCTCTTTGCGTGGCAAGCAGGAGAAAGCCAAAAAAGAACCCACTGAGAAGATCAAGAGTGAGTCAAAATGCCCATCCTGTGGATACCTATGGCCTAAAAACAGCGATACCTGCCCCGCCTGTGGTCATGTCCGTAAAAGACGCAACCATGTCGATTCCGTGGCAGGTGAGTTAATCGAACTGGTAGCGGGTGTAAAGGCAAGGAAAGATGATAAGCAGATCTTCTACTCTGAACTATTGTATATCGCACAGCAAAGAAGTTATAACCCCAACTGGGCGAGTCATAAGTATCGGGAGAAGTTTGGGGTATGGCCTAAAGGGTTAGCAGATACCACCATCCCCCCATCCATCAATACCCAAAAGTGGATTAGGAGTAAAGACATTCAGTGGGCAAAAAGGAGAGATAGATGAGGTTTGAAGACTTTGCTCGATCCCATGGGCTGATTATCAAAAGTGTTGTTCCGTTTAAGTGGGTAGCAACCCCAACAGATGACCATCCCCATAAGCGTAATGGGCGCTATAAATTCATGGGTGATGTTGGCTGGGTGCAAAACTGGGCAACCATGGATAAGCCAAGTATGTGGCGCAACAATGGAAATTATGCGACAACCCCACAGTTCCTAAAAATAAGAGACCAAGAAGACCAAAAACGCAAGGCTTTAGCGGATCGTGCTTGTGCAAAAGCGGGCTGGATCATGCACCAGACCGAGGTTATGCACCATCCCTATCTGTTAAAAAAAGGTTTTCCAGATGAAAAGATGCCAGTCTATGACGGCAAATTAGTAGTGGCGATGCGGAAAGACGGAAAAATAGTAGGATGCCAACTCATCAATGACGAGGGGGATAAGAAGTTTCTCTATGGTCAGCAGACGAAGGGGGCAACTTTCACCTTTAACGCAAAAGGTGTCCCGATCTTTTGCGAGGGTTTGGCTACGGGCTTGTCTATTCAGGCGGTAATGAGAGCCAATAAAATGCGATACACAATCCATGTTTGCTTTAGTGCAGGCAACCTCAAGGAAGTAGCAAGGCTTATCCCCAATGGGATAGTCGTTGCTGACAATGACCCCAGTGGTGTCGGAGAACGAATCGCCAAAGAGACAGGCAAACCTTATTGGATCAGCGACACAATCGGGCATGATTTCAATGATGACTATGTTGCTCATGGAGTATTTAGGATGTCCCAATCCCTTAAAAAGGTGTTGATAGGCAGATAATATAGAAAAACCCCCAGTCTTACGGCACTGGGGGTATCCTTTTACTGCTAGGTAAATCTATTCGGGCTTTTGGTCTTTCTTTTCCTCTAACTCCTCAACCCGCTTAATTAAGGTATCAACTCGGTCATTCCACAACTGAGAATCCACCGACTGAGGCCATGTAATCAAGTGTTCTTTTATAAGTTCTAGGATACTTTTAGGCATTCGGATCAACCTCATCTAATCCGTAAACCTCAACGATTTCCCAGTTATCTACATCTTTTGGATTAGCCACATCCATTCCATATTCTTCAGGATCTTCCCCATTTGGCACATCCACCTCAACATAGGTAGTCCCAATAAATTTGACACTCATTCCATATCTACGCATGATCTAACTCCTTCCATATTTTTTTTCTGTTTTCAAGAACTACACAATTACTCCAATCGGTAATGCCATTTGTGCGTTTGTATGCAACCACGCTTTCAGAATCAGGCTCATAGGTAAAGTTGATCTCCCAATTCCTAGTAGCCCAAAACCAATCTTCGTTTTCCCTTATCTCATCCTCATACTTATCCCACAGTATTTTGGCAATCCGTTTTAGGTGTCGTTCTTTGCTCATGCTTTCTCCACCTCATGTCCAAGGGTCTTGGCATAACCAGTGCTAACAATATCGGCTTCTGAATAATTGAAATACTTTTTCTCTGCCTTTATATATGCTTGGGTTTTGTTTTTGGCTTCCACATAGTAGCCATGATCTTTTGTGGATTCCTCTGTAAACACTACATAGAATTTAGGCATTTTCTAACTCCTGAACATCTACCACCTCTGAGTCGGTGTATTCAGGCTTTTCCCAGTAAATGTTGGTTTCCCACATTTTGTCTTTAGCAGTCCCCCAACAATCGGCTTCTACCTCAACCTTGTAGTAGTAAATATGCTTTACATACCCCGTGAATTTAGGCATCTTCCATCTCCTCAAGTTCTTTCTTCTTGGCGATCAACTGGGCAATCGTTTCGTGATTGTCTTTATCCTCTGACAAAGACTGTTCCAGTTCCTCAATTTCATCAGCCAGTTCTTGCATAGCCCATTCTTTCATGTTCTCGCTGATACCAAACTCAAGATCAATGTTGTCGGGGATATTGTTTTTGACATCCAACCACTTACCGCTAATGTCATAGGTCTCATCTGAACCATCCACATATTGACCGCAAAAGCAACAACCGCCCTCATAGTAAAGAGCATTGACCCCATAACCTTGATCTACCAGTTTGTCAAAGATTCCAGTAGGCGGAGACCACGCAGTAGCGAATGATGCTCTGATCTCATTTTCCTGAATATCAATATAGGCTTCATCCGTAGTAATCTCCCACTTTGTTCCCCAGTTCTGAACCCGCCAATCCCACCATGCTGATTCAGGATTAACTGGATCGTCATTACCCTTGATACTGGGGAATGTCGGTTTGACCTTGACCTTGGTGTAATCAGGCTCAGGATAGATAGTCCCAAAGAATTTGTTTTCTTTCCACGCATCCACAAGAACCTGAATCTTCTTGGGATCATCATGGGTTATATATACAGTGTTATCGCACCAATTAGGCATTTTGATTCTCCTTATGTTGTTGTTCAGACAGTCTTCTTTGTTTCATAGCCATTAGCCGACCATAGTGCATTTTGTCTTCTAATCGCCATTCGTAATATTCAATCTTGCATCTTTTCGTTAAATCGAAAACCATACTATTCATTTCCAATTCAATTTCTTCAAGTGATTTTTTAGGCATCTTCACACTCCTCTTGGCTAACTATTACTTCAACATATTCACCCGCATATGGCACTTCGGTAATCATGTAGTAAATGCGATTTACTAAGTGATACCCATTGATAAGGTAAGTCCCACCATCCCCATCAACATAAGTCCATACCCTATTGGGATCGCAGTCCGCAACCCCCAATACATAGCCAATTTCAATCCCATAGGTCTCGAAATAATCCACCCCATCCTCGTTTAGATGGTTTGCAATAGGCTTGTATTTAGCACTCCACGAATCAAAATCCATAGTTAGCACTCCTGAAAGTTAAATGGCACATGGGTTTCTGATTGAATATTGCCATCTACATCAAATACCAAGACAGAAAAACACTTTTCCTTATCATCTTGTTTGACCATGACATATCCACCCATTTTGACAACGCACCCTTGATCGTTATCAAACACATCAAAATTAACCACCACCGATTTATCGTCTAATACCTCACTGCTCATTTGCACTTCGAGATCATCCGATACTGGATCATGGTTTCCTTGATATCCATCTTCACAAATGTTCTGCATATTTATCTCCTTTACCAACTGGCTTGATAGTAAAACTCATACTGATCTTCGGGCAGTGATAACGCACTGGTAATGCCCTCGACAGTATTCTTTAGGTCTTGCCAATACCATTCATCCTTTTCGTATGAACCAAAAAAGAATCCTCGTGTAGGCTCTAAATCCTCATCCCTCTCGGCATCAGGATGTTCCAGTATGTCTTTGCACAAGTCCCGCAACTCCACCAGTTTTTCCCTTGGTATGTAAGTCTCTTGGCATTCATCCCGACCATCTTGGCAGTTATCCACGAACCAACCATGAATAGCGTTTGCTTTTCTCCAATACATTGCATCAATGGATACTTCTTTGACCATCAGGCTCGATCCCGCAAAGCGTTTCTCAGAATCAAACTCCACCCCGACTGCATCATTGATATCCTTTGCGATCTCTTTGTCTTTGTCAGACCAAAGATGTCTCTTGGCAGTTAAATACATATCTAAACCCATAACATTCTCCTAGCAGTTAAAGTTATGATTGCCGAATGACAATCCCTATGCCCTCACACAAAGGCATAGAAGTATCACTCAGGGCATCACTGGCAAACAGGATTGCTTATCATCACTGGTAAACAATGCACCCCCGCCATTACCCTCATCATCCCGACTGGGGAAGAACCATAGACCATCATGGGTTTGAAAAGCGATTGACCTTTCATACCAACCCATCTCTCCCATTTCTTCCTTGGTCATGTATCGCACATTGACAATGCGTTTATGCAACAACAGTTTTTTGGCTTCATCATTCCAATACTTGTCGTAATCCTTAATTTCTTTCATCACACTCTCCTAGTTAAATACAACGATTGCAGACCACACCACATACGCAGTGTAGGCTAACGCTATTGGCACAATCCAGTCCCACATTACTGCACCCCTTCTAACTCGTAATCAACTTTAAAAATAGTGGGATCATCCTTTTCAATGCTCAGGATTGTGAAGTCCTCGCCATCATTAAGAACATCTCCCGCTTTTAACGATTCCATTTCCTGCTTAGTCAAAAAGAAGTAAATCTTTTTATCTGCCCAACTATCAAAATACGCATCTTCAGGATGACCATCTTCTGCAACTCCCAGTAATACACTTGCACCATCACCTGACCAGTCGCAACTAATGACTGCATCATAGGCTTTAATCTTCATTGTCGGCATATTCATATCTCCTAGCAGTTTGACAAAGACCCCCCGACTGCTTCGTTTACTCATACAGGCATATTGCGTCATATACTCAGTAAGGTAATTAGGGGGGTTTCGACTAATCAAGTCTCTTCAGTTTGCCTAGTAATCCTCGTTTTCTTCCCACAGGCAAGGATCAACTAATCGTTGCCCGAAAGCATTAAACAACTGCCCACAATCACAAGCAACATCCTCGCCTGAACCATCCGAGCAGACCTTTCTACTGCACTGGCACTTCCATTCCCGCCACAGAATTCGACCAGTATCTTGGCATTCAACGATTCTCATATCGCAGTTTCCTTTACCCAAACAATGTATTGACCATTGGCTTTAACATGACCAACAGTGCGATTTAATCCATGCCAAGAGATAAACGATTCAATCCACTCGGCACAGGTTTCCCAACTGGGGCAACTTTGTTGCCCTAGTATTTGACTATTTGATCCAACGACTAGGGCTAACATTATTCAAACTCCTTGGGAACAATGACATCAAACTTACGCAACAGGGCTATTGCCTTGTCAGACAGGCACATGACCCCGTCATATTCATCCAAGGTGCGGATACCGAACTGGTCAATGGTGAACCACAGACCAATATGCTCAAAACCCACATCCTCGATATCCCACTCAATGAACCCAGTGGCATCATCATGGAAATACAACTCCATGGTCGATTCATGTGTCCCGATATCTTTCTCGCCCCAACTCCCTTCCATAATCAGAGGGGCAGTAAAGGTCTCTTTGCCGATAAAGTATGTAGTCATGGCTAATACTCCGAAGTCAGCATGAGAACATTGTCGGTCAGGAAAAACTCATACAGACCATCAGGGCAGTTTGTGTAGTCAATCTGCTTTGCAAGCAGTGTTTTGAGATCACCATCCTCAACTGCAATCTTGGCTTTGCCATCCTCTACAAGCAGATTGATTGCCATGAATGGCTCTTTCTTGAGCAGTGGGAATACTTCCGTAGCGATAATGTCCAAGAACCAGTAGCAACCCGCAGTGTCAGCGAAGTATTGAACCCCATCAGTGTGAACCATATCCTTAGCAAAAAGGGGATTGGTGCGATAGTAATTCTCAGTCCCATAAAACTGGGATAAATCTAATTTGGTAGTCGAATCCAATTTAATCTCCTAGCAGTTAATGATTATCGGTATTGATAATCCGTAAACCCTCGCAGTGCAAGGGCTTACAGGTATCACTCCTCTGGTTCTTCTTCAAGAACAGTGTCGATAATGTAATCACCAAACTTCAGAATCCCGCCATCATTGGTGCATAAGGTGGCAGTCTCAAACACTACAAGCGTTGAATCCTTGCGATCATTAGTAGCGTAAGCAACAGGCACAAGACCAATCAAACCCGCATCAACTGGGTAAGTATTGCCTTTGTTATCGGGATAGCAACCATCACCCCATTTAGTGCCAAAAGCAAGAACCTCAAAGTCCCCAACCTTTCCAACAGGCTCATTGAAGTAATTGCATGATGCAAGCAGATCGCCCCAATCCTTGTCAGGCACTACATAGCAGGGATCGCCAAGGATGTAAGCACCCTTTGGAACTACGACAGATATAGAACTTAATGTAAGCATGATTAAATCCCTCTGTAATTGTCAGGGTTATATTCCCGTTGATGCCCCGCATAATCAACGGCTTTGTAATCAGCAATCTCAACATTCAAAGGGATGACCTGCAACCCAGTTAATTGCTCAATGCGACAGGCAGTCAGGATGCTAACAATTATGGTATGACTATCACTATTACCATCACTAACATCCAATAGAACAGAGGTGTAGCGGTCAGCAGTGTTAATCAATGTGCCAATCTCGCCAGTCCAAATAAGCAGACCATCCTCTGTGGAAGATGGATCATTAAGGTTAGCGATACTATGGTCAGCAAGGGCAACAGCGTTGTTGTCCTCATTGTGGAACAGGTAATGCGAGAAGCATTTCTTGGCTTCAATTTTATTAACCAATTCAAACATATTAAATCTCCTAGCAGTTAGTCGAATGATTGTTGAATAACAATCCCTAAACCCATTGGGTAATGGGCTTAGAGGTATTACTCAATAACTGGCTCTCGCTTCTGCTTGATGCTCAGCCATCATATCGGCACGAACATCAACCATGGCTTGCAGGGATTGGATTGTCTTAACGACATCCATATCGTTTAGGGCTAATTCTTCCAGTAATTGGCTATCATCATAGGCTTCTACTACGACATCCCAACCCATGTTGTATAAGGCTTCAGCGTATGCTTTGATTGCTTGAATCTTGTCTTGCTCAGTCATTATTTTCTCCTAGTAGTCGAATCGGTGTTTAAGCACCTACCGATAGTTTTGCAAAGTAGCAATACCATGTCAATACCTTTTTGAAAATAAATTTAGGGGCTTACTGGATAAGGGTTAACGGGGCATGGATACGGCTGGGAAGACCTAAAAGCGGGCAAAGGTGCGAAGCACAACAGTCCAGTAGCAAAGACTCTAGATAGAGATATAGGAGAGATAGAAGATAGTAGTAGCAGAATCATCCTGAGAATCATCCTGATTGCCCTAGAATCAGGGCTATGACGATTCTCAAGAGATACCTATGAAACGATTGACTAGGAAAGAGATAGAGCAAGGCTTACAGGCTATGCCAGTGGATACTCTTTTACTGGGAGTCAGCACTGCCAAAGAAAAGCGACTAACCCACAAACAAATCGAATTTGCCAAGCAAGTAGCACTGGGAGAAAGCAAGGCAGGGGCTTATCGGAAGTCGCATAACAGTAAGGGAAAGCCAAGCACACAGAGCAAGAATGGGCAGGCTCTCGCAAAAAACAAGGCTATTCAAACCCAAATAGATGCTTTTAAGGTGGCACTTGAAGCACAGAAATATCAAACTCCTGCTCATTTAAGGGCATTGGCAATCCATCGGATCACAGAAAAGGCTCTTGATCCTGAGTGCCCGCCTGCTCAGCAACTCAAGGCACTGGAACTATTGGGGAAGATTACCGAGGTGGCTCTCTTTACCGAGAGACGGGAAGTCATTAAGGTTAGCGATCCCAGTGAAATGCGGGAGAAACTCATGGCAAGTATTCGACTGGCAATCGAGAACAGTCAGGCAATCGACATTGAGGCACGATCCGCAGACGATCTACTGGCAGAACTCGTAGGAACAGGCAATCAAGATGATGATGTGGCGAGAGATGATGCAGAACTAGATGATGTGGATGGAGAGACATCCTTAAAAGAGGTGGCAGACCCTTCGCAAAAGGCAGATTCGAGAGACCCACTCACCCACGACCCCCAAATTTTGGCATTGGCTCGTGAGTCAGACTTGCATAGTATTCCACTCACTCAATCCCCTCCTAAATCCACTGAAGCTAGGGAAAACCCTGCCTCACTATAACAGCTGTTATAGTGACACAGGGTAAACCCTAACTCTTATACCAGAGCCCCGCCCCCCGCCGCGCGAGGGCGGCCCAACCAAAAAG